CTGCGGGTTCTTCGCATCGACCGTGTCGGCTAGCGCGCGAAAGCGGTCAACGCCGTCCCAAGGTTTTGAAGTGATCCAGTCGAACACGGGGTGGTACCCGTTGTTCGACGACAGTGTGGTCAGCAGCTCGTCGAGCGTGGCGCGCAGCGAGATGCCTGCGCGGTTGGCGAGCGAGATCAGGAATTCACGGGTCATCAGGGCGCGCTCCGAGGGGTTTTCAATCGTGTCAAAAGCTTCGTCCGCGTGGGACAGCTCGACTTCTCCGGTCATGTGATTTCTTAGAACGGAGAAGCCGCATTCCGCGACGACATGCTGCACGTTTTCGATAGTCGCCTTTTGTATGTCTTTCGGCAGCCCGGCCCTTGCCGTCACTTCGAGCGACGGCAGCTGCTCTTTCTTCACTCGCCCGGCGTACGTCAGCACGAGCCCAGTAAGGATATCCCCCGCAGCGGCCCCCCTCGGCGGGGGCTTTAAAGGGCCCGGCAGCGCAAAGGCACCCCGCGGTATCGTCGCCAGCTTCTGGCCGATGGTGGTGAGCTGCGTGACGGCCTCAGCCTCGAAGTCGGGAGCCCCGTTCGCCTCGCACCAGAGCAGGAAGTCGCCCTGCGTCCGGTGTTGGCAGGAACCGTGGAAGCAGTGGTAGGCGCCCGTCGTGCCGTTCCCGATCTGCCACTTCGCGTCGCGCCGGCCGTCGCTGTGCTCGTCGGCCCACGGGCACTCGATGAACATCCAGCCGTCGGAGTTGGGCTCCGAGAGGGCCATGCCCTTCTCGGTGATCCACTTCAGGATCACGTCACCGCCCGTGTCGCCGCTCCATGCGCGCTTGGTCGAGCGCAGGCTCGTCGGCTCGCGCGGTGTCAAGCCAAACTCCTCGCACAGCTCCTTGAACGTCCACGCGGGCTGCTCCCAGTCCTCTTCGACGAGATGCGCGACGAAGGGCGGGTCGCTCTTGTAGTTCAGGGAGCCGGGGAGGCGCACGAGGCGGTGAACGTCACGGGCGCCGGGGTCCGAGTAGCCAGCCTCGATCAGGGCCTCGATCAGAACCTGCGCCTCTTCCACCGTCCCGTCGAAGAGCAGGCCGTACTGGAAGTTGCCCGCCGACGTCTCCATGACGTAGTGCGGCTCGGCCTTACCCTTGAACTTTTCGGCGTCGATCTTCGTCCCGATGTCGTCGAGGACGATGACCCGGCAGCGGGCCATGTTCGGCATCAGCCGCCGCAGCGGCTCGCCGGCGGGGGGCTTCTTCAGGGTCGAGATGCAGTAGTAGCTGGCGGCGTCGGGGCGCAGCTTGGTGCGCCCCTTCTTGTAGGGTGTCGTCAGCCAGCCCCGGTTATCCTTGCCGCGCTGGACGATGCCGACGATCTCGTCGTCGGGCACGTCACCGAAGACGTGCGCTATGAATGTATCCAATTCCATATCGACCTCTACTTGTCGTAACTGTAGCCGTGCTCCGGGTCGGCGGCAAGCGGCAGGTCGGGCCATGCGTTCGTCAGCATCGCCTCCTGCAACGCTGCCTTGGCATCGTCGACTTCATCTTCCGCGACCTCGACGAGCACCTCGTCGTGCGTGTGCATGACGACGGGCCAGCCGGCCTCGTCGAGGCGGCGCACGGCCGCGCGCAGCAGCGAGGCGCAGAACGCTTGGGTTGCATTCTCGGCCAGCAGGCCCCCGTAGAGGGTCACGCGGGGCCACGCCGTCTCACCCTTCTTGGGGTGCATCGAGGCCTTCAGGGACGACACGCGGGCCTGCGGGCCGTACTTGCCGTCGACCTCCACCACCTCAGTTTCCGGGTACGCGATCAGCCTGCCGCACGGCAGCAGCGCGTAGAGCATGTCGCCGTGCATCAGATACTTGATGCGCCCCGCCGTCTCGATGGTGCCCGGGTTGCGCGCGGCGCGGACGGCGGCGCCCTCCAGATCGCGCCAGAAGGTCTTCGCCCACGGGTTCGCCAGACGCCACGCGACCTTGATCTCCTCTGCGGTCTCATCAGTGATCTTCAGGCCGTAGTTTCGGGCCATCTTGCGGAAGGCGTTTGCTCCTCCGCCGTACCCCATACTGAGCGTCGCGACCTTGCCTATCTGGCGTTGTGCCTTGTCGATCTCACTCGCTTTCAGGTTGTAGATACCTGCTGCCGCGTATTTGTAGACGTCTTCGTTCTTGCGGAAGAGGTCGAGCAGCGGCTCCGCGGCCGGCGACGCCGAGAGCCACGGCAGCGCGCGCGCCTCGACGGCCGAATAGTCGGCCCACGCCAGCACGTTGCCGTTCTCCGCGACGATGGTCGGCCGCAGCATGCGCGCCAGCGTCGTCAGCATGTTCTGCCCGGAGAGCTTGGTGACCTCGCCAGCCGAGGCCCCGTCGAGGACGGCCTCGATCACGTCGCCGGCGTTGTCGAGCTTGTCGCGCACCAGATTATGCGGCTGGAAGCCCATGGCGCTGAAGCGCCCCGTCTGGCCCGCGCCGTTGAACAGGTACGCCCCACGCAGGCGGCCGTCGGTGTCGGTGCGGTTCTCGATGGCGGCGTACTTGGCCGTGCTCGCGCGCCCGGCGTCGTCGATCAGCTCCAGCACCTCGCGGACTTCCTCGCTGAGGTTCAGGTCGCTCTCGAAGATGGTGGTGCGCGCCGACCTGTCGAGCGAGAACTTGCCCGTCTCCGCGTCGGTAAACTGCTCGGCAATCTCGGGCGCCTTCACGGCGACCCACTGCTTGATGCGGGCGAACTGCTTCGCGCTGGTGATCGCGCCGCCCGTCGCGGCATTTAATTCCTTAGCAATTTCTGCCGCCTCAACCTCGGCGTACTTCTGCGCGGCGCGCGCCAGCTCGACGTCGATGGGAATGCCCCGGTCGTTCATGCGCTCGCAAACGTGGTAATCCTCCCACTCCTCGGCAGTCATGTCGCGGATGACCATGCCGATGGTCGCCTCGACGACGACATCCTGCAGGCAGTATTCGAGGACGCGCTCGTACTCCTCCTCGGTGCCGGTGCCCTCGGTCGACAGCTTCTTCATCAGCTTGCCGCCCGCCAGATCCTTCTTCTGCGGGATCGCCAGCGCCTTGGCGCAAAGGTCGAGCTTGCCGGGGTAGGCTGAGGCACGGGCGCGCGCGGCGGTGCAGTACCACTCTTCAAGGTCCACGTCGGCGTCGGTGCAATGCCGCGTGATCAGGCGCTCGAACTGGGCGTTCCACGCGAACTTCCTGACGGCAGAATCCTGCAGTGCCGCGCGCAGGTCGTCAGGCATCGGCTCGCCCTTCCAAGCGCGCCACGGCTTCACCATCTCGGGCTTGAACGTGTTCTCTTCGTAGATCGCGTAGCCGGCGCACATGATCGTGGCGCTCGGGGCGTAGCGGTAGGCTCCGACCACGGTCAGGTCGAGGGGCGCGGAGGTCTCGTAGTCGATAGAGCAGATCAGACTCATGCGACATCTCCATGCGTGCGACGCAGACACACAGCGGAGATGGTCCAGCAAGATACGCCGTACTTCTCAGCTATCACGCGAAGTTTCGCACCCCCCGCGCGTTGCGTGCGGATCTCGCAAACGTCGGCAGGCCGCAGCTTGTAATTTTTCGGCAGCGTGTGCCACTTCTTGTCTTGTGAATTGACGCTTCGCGAAGCCCATTCGAGGTTCGACAGCCGATTGTCGGTTGGATCGCCGTTCAAGTGCCGCGCTTCGGCCTCTGGCGGCCGCGGGCCGACGAACGCGCACAATACCAACGAATGAACGTAATGCGACCCCGTTCGGCCTAGCCCAACAGCAACGTATTCGCTTGAGCGTCGGCCGGGGATTAACAGGCGCCCTCTACGAGCTACCGTTGTCGCAGAACGAGATGCACTAGCTGCGCGGGCAATAATTCGATCCAAAGACCGTACTCGCCCGTGGTCGCTGACCTCGTAGGATCCTTCGTGCGACGGCACAGGTCGCCACTCTTCGCTGCTCAATTCCATGCTATTCTCCAAAGAAATGGGGGCGGCCATGGGCCGCCCCCAGTCAGGCTTCAGCGACGACGACGACGAACCGTGCCCTCCTCGGCAGGCTGCGTCGAGGCCTTAGCCTCCACCTTTGACGGCTCCACCTCGACGGGCGCGCCCCCAAGCTCCTGCGCGTCCGGCATGACCCACTTCTTGATGTCGAAGATCGGCGTGTATATCTTGCCGTACTTCTTGTGCGGGTAGCTGTCGCAGTCGAGGTTCAGGATGGGAACGCACTTGCCCTCGGCGTCGTCCATCGCGGCCGCGATCAGCTGCATCATGTCGGCGAACGCGCGGCGGCCGCCGACCGAGTTGGTCTTGTAGAGGACGTGCGTCCCCTTATCTTCGCCGTTGAGGCAGACCATCTCGAACGAGCAGCACGGCGTCCACTCGGCTCCGACATCCTGCAGGTTGCCCCGCTGCACCGGCACCTCGCCGACGCGGGCCATCTGCTCGCCGAGCACGGTGCCTTCCTGCCCGCCGGTGCCCCACGCGATGAAGCCGAGCGACATCGAGAACGGGTTCACGGCCCACAGGCTGTTCTCCTCGACCTCGGTGTTATCCGCGCCGTAGACCCACTCGCCGTCCTTGCCCATGCGCAGGAACGGCAGGCCGCCCAGCGACGACTTCGCCGCCGAGGACATCGCCTTCAGCGACTGCTTGAAGGCGTTGACGTCGGCCGGCGGCAGGCCGCCCTTCGAGAAGAGGCTCAGTTCGTTGCTCATTTACCTGTTTCCTTTCAACAGTGCTGCTGCCTTTGCAAAGGCCGCCACCGGCAGGACAGCGTCTGCGGTGTCGGTGTCACGAGCGAGCGACGGCGCGCTCGTGGTCTTCACGACGAGATCGTCGGGAAGCTCGCCCAGCGCCTTCTTGGCGGCTGCCGGGGTGATGGGTTGAATGGCCTTGTCGCCCTTGAGGCCGAGGCCGCGCAGGGCTGCGACCGTGTCCTTGACGCCCTGAGCCCACGCCATGCGCGTCGAGCCCGCCTTGAGGCGCCAGCCCGGCACGGTGCGGCCGTTCGCCAGCTCGTGCTTCACGCGGTCCTGCACGTGCTCGATCAGCTTCTCGACTTCCTTGGCCTTGAGCAGGATATCGCCCAGCTCGGCGAGCGACCAGTCGGGATGGAGCTTCACGTCGATCAGGTCCGAGAACATCTGCCGCTGCGCGGGACAGATCGCCTTGGCGCGACACCACTTGCACCAGTCGCCGATCCGCACGTCGGCGGCGGGAGCCTTGCTGGCCGAGTGCGCCAGCTTGATGGTCCGCAGGAAGACCTCGGCCTCGGCGCGCGTTATCGTTGACTTCGTCACGGGAGGATCGAAGGCGGGCTGGATGATTGCCAACTCGAACTCCTCGATGTCCTTCGAGATAACACCAAACGCAGGGTCCGCAAGCAGCGCGGCGGCAAGAAACTTCAGCTGCATGCTGTTGGGGGAGACTTCGACGTAACCAAACTTGTGGTCCGCGATCAGGGCGCGTGTGCCGTCCTCGGAAATGCCGATGACGTCGCCGGTTCCGAAGATCTCGTTCTCGACGATGACGAGCCGCTGCTCGACGAGCTGGTCGCCGCTGTAATCAGCCAGCAATGCCTCGGCTGCGTCGAAAGCAACGCGCACGCCTTCAGCCAGCTCCGCGTCAATCTCGACGCCGGCGAACACGGCGCCGACGTATTCGTCGGGCTTGCCTCCTTCAAGGAGCAGGTGTTCGATCAGGGCGTGCTGCGCGCTGCCCTTCGCGGCGTACTCGCTCGCGGGCTGCTCGGGTGACTTGGCTGAGAGGGCGACGGAGCCGGGGCAGTTGATGACGCGCTCGGCGGTCGACGATCCGAATGGTGCGTGCTGCAATCTTGTCTCCTGTTTGATGGCGGGAAGCTACGCCCGGTGACAAGCTGTCGTCAAGCCTGATACGTTAAAGCATGGAAAAGCACATAGAAGCCAAGTGCCGAAAGATCGCCAAAGCCCGCGGCTATGTGTTCTGGAAGCTCGAAGTAGCTGGCTATCCGGGTGTCCCAGACCGTCTCATGCTGTCCCCCGGCCGCGCCACGTTCATCGAGTTCAAGGCACCCGGCAAGAAGCCGACGCCGCTGCAAGCCGCTTGGCATTCGCGGCTGCGTGCATTAGGCTTCGAGGTACACGTGATCGACAACGTATCGGATTTCGAGGCCATATGCCCGTGACACTCAGGCCTGTCCAAGAGCAGGCAATCACCCACATCTACGAACGCAACGAGAGCCTCGTCTTCGCCCGGCCGGGAGCCGGGAAGACGGTCGTGACGCTGACGGCGTTGAGCGAGATGCTCGCCGACGGCACCGTGCGCCGCGTGCTGGTGACGGCTCCTCTGCGCGTCGCGGAGCTGGTCTGGCAGCAGGAGGGTGAGAAGTGGGAACACCTGCGGCACCTGCGGGTCGCCGTGGCGACGGGGACGCCGGCCGAGCGTGATGCGGCCGTCAAGGGAGCCGATATCGTCGTCGTGAACCACGAGAACCTCGTCGACTTTCTCAAGAAGCACAGCAAGGCCTTCGACTGCTTCGTGATCGACGAGCTGTCGAAGTTCAAGGGGCCGACCTCGGCGAAGTGGCGCCCGACGCTGAAGCACACGGCGCACATGAAGGTCCGCATCGGCCTCACGGGATCGCCCGTACCCAACGGGCCCGAGGATCTGTTTGCCCAGACGCGCATCATCGACCACGGCCGCAGGCTCGGCCGCGACTGGGTCAGGTGGCGCGCGGCGAACATGTGGGAGCAGACGGAGAACGTTTGGAAGTGCCGCAAGGGGACGCTGGAGAAGACGCTCGCCGCGATCTCCGACATGACGTTCATCCTGTCGCCTGAGAACTGGGCCCCTCCTCCCGTGCGCCACGTCAAGGTGCCGGTGCAGCTGCCTCCTGACATCAGGCGCGTCTACGAGGAACTCGACAAGACGAGCGTCGCCGACATCGAGGGCGAGGTCATGATGCCCGGAGGCCGCGCGCAGGTTGTCAACAAGATGCGGCAGGTCTGCGCCGGCTTCGTCTACGACGAGCTGGGCGAGGGCAAGCGCCTCGACATGTTCCGCGTCGATGCCATCTGCGATGTCGTGGACGTGCAGACGTCGCCCGTTCTGCTGGTCTACGACTATCGCGAGCAGCTCGACGAGCTGAGGCTGCGCTACCCCGACGCGCCGGTGCTGGGGAGCGGCACGACGCGCAAGGTCGCCGCTGCGGCCGTCGAGGACTGGAACGCGGGCAGGCTGCGCGTCCTGATCGCGCACCCGGCCGCGTTCAGTCATGGGCTCAACCTGCAGTTCGGCGGGCACATCATCTGCTGGTGCTCGCTGCCGTGGTCGCTCGATCATTTTTTCCAGACGATCATGCGGCTCGCGCGTGAGGGCCAGAACGCTCCTGAGACGATCAGCTACGAAACAGTGGCCGTCGACACTGTCGAAGAGGACGTTCAGGCGAGGTTGATCACGAAGTTCGATGTAGAGAACAGCGTGTTCATAGATGCGCCCAATGTTTCCGCTGTTTGATGGCAAGGATGTTGGAGTGACAGACACCGTAGTCTGCGCCGATGGCTCGCAGAGTGCGGGGGTCCTTACGGATCGCCAGCACCTGCGATGCTGTCAGTTTAGCTTTTGACGCCTGTTCACCGCGTGCGGCTTTCCGGCGGCTCTTACGGTACATGTCGCGCATGTTGTCGGCATGCGTCCCCAGAAACAGGTGCCGGGGGTTGACGCATGCCCTGTTATCACACGTGTGGCAGACGTGGAGCTTGGACGGGATCGGCCCCCGCCAGAGGGCCCATGCGATTCGGTGCGTGGTGTACGGTTTGCGACGAATAGCTTGCTGGCCGTATCCCGTCGGTACAATACACTTCAGCCACTGCCAGCAGCCGTCGGGGCCGGCGCTCTTGTCGATGCCCGCTTCAAAGCGCGCAACATCGAGGTATCGCACAGGCGGTGTTTTAGCTCTGCCATGACTGTTCATACCGAAGATGTTACCAACGTCGGAGCGGGGCGTCCAGACCATCATGCGTCTCGCGCGTGAGGGCCAGCTCGCTGCGGAGACGATCAGCTACGCGACCGTCGCCGTCGACACTGTCGAGGAGGATACCGTCTATCCGCGCCTGACGTTCAAGGCCGAGGTGCAGGACGCGGTGTTCACTCGGTGACGAGCGTCTCCTCGACGTCGTCTACAGTCGCAATTGTAATGTCTACCGTGCGTAGATGGCCCCTCATGTATCGAAGGGCTCGGCATTCGAGTTGCTTCACACGCTCTCCGGACACGCCGAAGTCTTTGCCAATGGCGTTGTAAGTCTCCGCTTCGCCTGTCTCAAGTCCAAACCGGCGGCGCACGATCTGGCGCTCGCGAGGATTGAGTTTGTCGACGGCGTTTGCGATCAAGTCCCGGTACTGGCGCGCCTCGATCTGGCGCTCGGGGTTGCTGGCCGCCAGCCGGCGGCCGTACTCGGCCATCGACATCACGACCTCGGCAACCTTCACAGATTCCGTCATCGTCTGCTGTTCAAATGACCACAAGTCTTCCGGGGGCGTGCCCAGCGCCTCTGCTATGTCGAGAGCAGACTTGCGCCACTCGCCGTTTTTCATGCGCGGGCTGAGGCGCATGCATGTGAATTCGTTGAGCGTCTGATACGTTACGTTCGCGCGACGGCAGAACGCCGCGGCGGTCGGAAAACCCTGCTCTTCGATGCGGGTCAGCAGCAGGTTGTTCTTGGCGCGAATGACCAGCCGAACGTCGTTTTCCATTCTATTTCACCTTCAAACAGCGAAGCCTAGTTCCTGATGGTTTGACCGTCGAGAGGCTCACGAGGTCCAGCTCGCAGGCCGTCTTCTCGGCGTTGGCCGCGGCGGCGCGGCCTTTGGGCGTGACGGCCGGCACCCACGCCGTGCCGTCCCACTCCTGCACCTGCCAGTCGGCCTTCGCGACGCCCCAGCAGAGCAGCACGAAGCCGCAGACAATCAGGGCGAGGATGTAGCGGTTCACAACCGAAACCCGTACTCGCGCGCGGCGGCCTTGTGCAGGGCCGCGGCCATGTACTCAAGGTCCAGCGCCGCGATGAAGCCGTCGAGCATCGCCGGGCGCATGGTCTTCTTGCCGGTGTAGAGCCTGCTGATGTGCTGCACCGACACGGCCAGTTCGGCGGCGATGTCCTTCGGCTTCTTGCCTTGCGCCGCCGCGAGGCGGCGCAGGCGCTCGCCCAGCGGCAGGTCAGGATCCGTGATGGGTTTCATCGAGCCCCTCCAATACATCCTTGATGTCGTTGCGGCGCTTCATCAGCGCGACCTTGAGCGGCTCCCAGACGTAGTCGGGAACCGGCGTCGTGCCGCTGCGCCAGCGGTACACGGTCTTGCGGTCCACCCCGAGCAGGCGCGCGAGGTAGTCGACGTGCTGCGCGCCGTGCAGCATGTAGCCGAGCCGGGCGAGCCTGCGGGGGGCGCCGGGGGCCGGGACAGTGGTCACAGGGCCTCCAGAACGATGCAGGCCTTCAGGGGCACGGCACGGCCCCTGCGCGCGATGATGGTCGCGACGCGGGCGCGCGCGACGCGCGCCGTCAGGTCCAGCTCACCCGGCGACTGGGCGATGCGCCGGACGCTGTCGGGGCTCATCTCCAGCAGGTCGAGCATGACGCCCAGCGCGACGCGCTCGGCGTGGGGCGTGGAGGGGCCCCAGCCGCTCCAGCTCACCTGAAAGGTGCAGTCGTGGAGGGTCAGCATCACGCGACCTCGTCGATGCTGAAGCTGTCGTAGGCCCAGAAGTTGACCGTGACCCACGCGAGGGCGTCCGCCCGAGTGTCGAAGTCGTTGCTGATCGACATGTAGGTTCCTCTGCGGGTCACCGTCACCCGGAACTTGACGGGCTTGGGCAGCGTCTGCAGGTGCTTCCGCGCGGCGCCGATCACGAGCAGGGCGTCGCCGCACCACTCGACTTTCTTCAGCGCCTCAAGGCGCTCGATGGCGTCCTGCAGCTGCTGGCGCTCGGTCTTGGAGGCCCCGCCGAAGGGGTTGTGAGGTCCGCACATGGTCAGTCCATCCTGCTGTCAGAGGTTGCGTTGATGCCGTGCTTCACCAGCACGGCGGCCATGGCGCGCGCGGCGGCGCTCTTGCGCTCCAAGCTCTGCCCAAAGTCGTGGATGCTGACCTCCCAGCCGCCGTTGTAGCCCTTGTGGCCCTTGTCCTGAGCCTTGAGCCAGCGCGCCATCTTGGAATTGGCGGGGCGGACCTTGACCCACGCGAAACCGCAGGCGCCGTCGTCGACGACCTCGATGACCTTGCCGTCCTGCAGCACGGCCATGGGGTGGGTGCGGCAGGCGAGGCCGGCCATGATGCCGGCGGACCACGCCTCGGCCCAGATCTCTGCGTAGTCCATCACAGGCTCCCCCCGTAGACGTGAGCGCCCGAGAGCGTGTGGTAGATCTGCAGGAACACCCTGCGGGTGTCGTCGGGGCACCGGGCGTCGAGCCGGCGCGCGGCCCCACTGAAGCGGAGCCACTTCCAGTACTTGGCCTCAATGTCGAGGGCGGTGAGCAGATTGATCATGCTCCTATTCCTCCTCTTCTTCGTCTAGGGCGGCCCATTCAGCGGCGGCCTCTTCCGCGGTCAGGGTCGTGCGGCTGCGGGCGGCCTCCTCGCGCTCCCGCTTGGCCTTCAGCGCCGCCTGATACACGGGGTCGGCGGCGTCGCGTTCGGCCTGCGCCCGGTGCTGCGCTGCCACTTCTTCACCCATCTCGAAGACGCTCATAAACTTGGGCATGGTCATATCTCCCTAGAGGATGCCGTTGGGGCCGTACTGGCGGCGGAAGTCAGCGATGGCGAGGCGGCTGACACTGCGCCCGCTGCGGGTGCGCTGCGGCGCGCGGCCGGCGCCTGCGCAGGCGGCGGCATACTG